CGTAAATACGTACACAACATTGTTAGTACCCAAGTGGGTAGATGACCAAAGGCCTGGAATGAGGTTTAATAGTGGCTCTTTTGAGTTTTGACATTATTAAAAGCAGTTCCCTTAAGTGGTAGTAAGTAATTGACTACGGGATGATGGAAGGCTATCGATGAGGTTAAATGGGATTATTTAATTATATGTCATTTAAAGCAGTCGTTGCTAACTTTGTTAAACAACATATTATCTTTGAATTAAATTTTTATTTTCTTTTTATTATTTTAATTTAAATGGGGTATATTACTCCAACCTCTCATTAATACTTGTGTAGATTTCTGGTAATTGATTACAAAATCAAATGCGTTTGATGGCTTTTTTATATAATGGGCTATAAGTTTCTTTAGTTTATATAAAATGGTAAAATACATTACTTTGTTTGATATACCGTATTAATTGACGTTGGTAAGATATGTGCTAGTATTAACCGTGATATTAGAACTCATTAATCTTCATTGTGAAGAACGGTAGTATATGATTTTAAAATTATGGATTTTGAAACTGTTCGTAAAAGAAATGTGTTGATGATCTTGAAGTAATTTTATTTGTTTATACGGGTGTGTGTTTATTGATTTCAGCTCACACGGAAACGGTTGTATTTGTTTTATACGTACATTTAGTTCCCAGAGGGCGTTTACGTTTTCCCTTAAGCAAGGAAAAGACACGTGGCGTGTGGAGTTGCACCTACTTAAAATCAATATTTGATAAACTATGTCTCAAATAACTTCTTTAAAAAATTTATGTTTAAGTAAAATAGCTGATACTGATTTGGAGAAAGAATTCTGGAAGATGCGTCGAAATTATATAGATACTTTTTTCTTAGAGAATGAAGATACTCAGTTTTTGTGTGAAGAATTTGTTTATAATTTGGATTTAGGTATATTTATGTATGTTTCTCATGCGGTGAGTGAAGAGTTCACTAAACAATGGTTTGAAGATTTTCTTGAAGTTTGTAACAATTTTGATTTTGGTGGTTCATTTTTTGGACATTCGTTTAATAATTTATATTTTCCTGTTTCTATTCATTGGTTTAAATTTTTGCAAAATTGTTTTAAAAATAATATGTCTTTTGATGAAATCAAGAAAGATTTACCTTATCCTGATATTTTTGGTGATTATATGCGTTTATTGTTGTCTGGTGATGTTGAATTGAATCCAGGACCTGTACAATCGCGCCCTTTGTATACTCGTAATAACGACTCGAGAGTTGCAAAGTTGGAAAATGCGATACAGCGACGTGATGAAAAGATTCAAACTTTGATTAAGAAGATTAGACAACAAGTTAAACACAATAAAATTTATACTCAGGTGTTTGCTGATATTAAGAATGCTATGAATGGTACAAATTCTCATATGGGAAATTTGAATTCTAGTTTGAATAGAGTGTGTGACTTTTTGGAAAATTCTTTGCCTATGATTCAAACTAGTATTTCCAATACTATGTTAAATTGTATTGAAAGAGTGCATGATTTGAAAGAAGATTTAATTAAGTTAGTTTTGTTAGTTTTAATAGTGAGATTGTTAATGACTTGGAAAAAGCACAAGACTGTTTTGTGTATTATTTTAATTTTTATTGTTAAGTTTTATAATATGGATGATTATATGATGAAATTGGTTATGCAATTAAAGGATAAAATAACTAATTGTGCTATTGAGAGTCAGGGTTTTGGTGAAGATCTTATTTATTCTCCTTATTTCGAAATTTGTGGTAAACTAATTTTTGGTTTTGTAGCTTTCTTTTGTATTAAGAAAATACCTGGAAAGCAAGATTGGGATAGTTTTATTTCTCGTTTGGATCGTATACCTAAAGCAGTTGCTGGAGGTGGAAAAATTATTGATTATTGCTCAGAGTATTTTAATTTAGCTAATGACCAGCTTAAGATGATGATTTTAGGTAAAACGAGTGAGGAATTAAATAAAGCTAACAGTTTGTATGTGGAAATTAAAGAATGGGCTTGTGATGTTCGTAAATATTTAGAACTTGCTGAGAGAGATAAAATTGATTCGGATATTGATACAGCTAATAAAGTTGAATTGTTATATAAGCGTGGTTTGCAATATCAAGCGGATAATTTGTTAGACAAAGAGATTTCGCGTTTGGTTTCTACAACTTTATTGCCTGCTCGTTCTTTGTTTGAATATGTTTCGTGTTCGCCAGTGAAAGGTGGTGGTCCTCGTATGCGTCCTATTACAATGTGGTTAGTAGGAGAATCCGGAGTTGGAAAAACTGAAGCAATTTATTTGTTAGGTATTGACATGTTGCGTGAAATGGGTTTAGTTAAGGAAACTGATTTCCATCATCAGATGTATGCTCGTCAGGTTGAAACTGAGTATTGGGATGGTTATAAAAGTCAAAAAATTGTTGTTTATGATGATGCTTTTCAGATGAAAGATGATAAATCTAAACCGAATCCTGAAATTTTTGAAGTTATTCGTTCATGTAATACATTTCCTCAACATTTGCATATGGCAGCTTTACATGATAAAAATACTTATTCCCAGGCTGAAGTTTTGATTTATACAACGAATGACATGAATGTTAAATTAGAATCTATTACTTTTCAAGATGCTTTTTATAATAGGTTAGGTTCAGAAGCTTATAAGGTTAGACCTAAATTGGAGTATGCTCGTGTTATTGAAAAGAAAAGTGGTGAGAAAATTAGGAAATTAGATGTGAGTAAGTTGAATCCTAATGTTGCTATAGATATAGATATATATGAGTTTCAAAAAATTGTGCGTGATGAAAATAATGAATCGGGTTGGATTGAAGAAGATGAACCAATCAGTTTTCCTGAATTTTCAAAAAGAATGTGTGCTTTGTATAGACATGAGAAAAATAAGTCTCGAGGTAAGTTAGAGTTTTTGAAACAATATGCTATTCGTCCACAAATGTTTCCCGCTAAGTCTGAAAGTGATTTATCAAATGACGAATATTTTGATGTTTTTGATGATACTTATTTCATTGGTGACATTGAAATGAAGAAGAAGTCTGGTATGGATATGTGTGCTATTGAACATGAATACTCTTTGAATGATGACTTGTATGCGTATTATTTAGTTTTTAAACAGAATCAGAAAAAAAATAATAAATTCAGTATTTTTAAATCTCAAGTTAGTAAGCAGTTGGATAAGTGTGTGTCTTTTTTGAATGTTTGTAAAGAAAAGAGCGTTAATATTTTAAAAAATTATCCTATTTTGTCTGCATTATCTTTTGTTGGTGTGATTATTTCTGGTTTTGCCTTGTATAAATATTTTGAAGATAGTGTGAATATTGTTAGTGAAGTGAATGTTTCAAGTGATGCAAAAACTCTTAAGAATCAAAAGAGATTTGTTGAAGTTGGTGTATCTGGTGATTACAAAACTATGAGCAAGAATATTAAACGTGTTGAAGTTGGTATGTCTGGAGATGTTAAGACTTTGAATAAATCTACAAAAAGAGTTGAATCTTCAATTGAAGATGAGTTAGTGAAAGAAGCTGAGATTCAAGGTTGTAGTGATGTCGCTGCTCATTCTTTGGTTACGGATATTTTGATTAAGAATACTTATAGGTTATCATATATGGTTGGAGATAAGCGTGTGCCAGCTGGTAATTGTACATTTATTCAAGGATGGATTTTTATTATTCCTAAACATTTCTTGCAAGCTTTTTATAGTCGTAAATTAAATGCTGATACAATTATTTATTTTTCTCAATCTAATAATAAGGATATAATTCAAGTGCGTTTAGATAGTATGTTAGATTTTTCTGTGTGTGATTTTAAATTGTCAAGTAATGCTGTGTGTCTTAAATATAAGAATGGTGATGAGCGTGATTGTGTAGTTGTTAATTTGCATGGTAAAAATTGTCATCCTCATCGTTCTTTGTTACATCATTTTGTGAGAACTAGTGATCAAGGAAAGTTGACTGGACAATTTAATGGCACGTTGGCCACTTTTCATGAAGTTGGAAAAGAATTGTTTAGAACTTATCAATGGTTAACTAAAATTCGAGCTTTAGATCAACAAATTACGATTTATTATCCAGAGGATGGATATGATTATGGTGCGTCATCGTATACTCAGCGTGATTGTTATGAATACAATGCTCCAACTCAAGTTGGTGATTGTGGTTCGTTGATTGGTATATATAATCATAGAATTGAACGTAAATTAATTGGTATGCATATTGCTGGAACTTCTGAAGAATATGGTTATGCGTGTCCTTTGACAATTGAGTTGTTAGAAGGAGCTATAAATGAGTTGACAGGTGTAGATATTAAGAATATAAGTGCCCAATTTTATTTTGATATTCCTAAAAATTTAAATAGTTATGTAGATCCTAAGTTACCTGAGGGTATTTTTGTACCTGTAGGAGTGTCTGATTTGAAAGTAGGTCAAGCTACAACTACTTCATTAGTTAAGTCATGTATTTATAATAAGATTTATGAAAGTAAAATGGAACCAGCACTGTTGAGACCAACTAGAGTTAATGGTGTGTTAGTTAATCCTTTGATGAATGGTTTGAAAAAATGTGGAGTGTATACAGCTGTGTTAGAAGATGAAATTGTGAAGTCTGCTGCTCAAGACGTTTCCCAAGTAGTATTATCGCAATATAATACTAATTTGGATAAGAAACATTATCAACGAGTGTTGACGTATGAAGAAGCAATTAGAGGTACTTTGGATGATCAATTTATGTGTGCTATTAAGCGTGTTACTTCTCCTGGTTTTCCTTATTTATTAGATAATCGTAATAGTGTAGGCAAAACTAAATGGATGGGAGGAGGTAATGAATTTGATTTTACATCAGTAAATGCTATGAAATTAAGAAAAGATGTTGATGATTTGATTGAAGATTGTGCAAATGGAATTATTAAAGATGTAATTTTTGTTGATACTTTGAAAGATGAACGTCGTGATTGGGTTAAAGTACATGCTGGTAAAACTCGTGTATTTTCTGCAGGTCCTCAACATTTTGTTGTTGCTTTTCGTAAATATTTTCTTCCTTTTTCAGCGTGGTTAATGCATAATAGAATAGATAATGAAATAGCTGTAGGTACAAATCCTTATTCTTTAGATTGGGAACGAATTGTTAAGAAAATGAAATTGAAAGGTGAATGTGTTATTGCTGGTGATTTTGGTAATTTTGATGGATCGTTAGTTGCTCAGATTTTGTGGTCTATTTTTTGGGATATTTTTGTTGCATGGTTAGAGCAATTTATTGATTTTGAAACGCCAGAGGGTCTTCGTCATCTTAAAATTTGTTTAGGTTTGTGGACTCATTTAGTTCATTCAGTTCATATTTTTGATAACAATGTTTATATGTGGACTCATTCTCAACCTTCTGGTAACCCTTTTACTGTAATTATTAATTGTTGTTATAATAGTATAATTATGCGTGTTGTGTGGATTATGTTAATGCGTAGAAATAAGCCTAGTTTAAGTTCTATGAAACACTTTAGGAAAAATGTGTCAATGATTTCGTATGGTGATGATAATATACTCAATATTTCTCCAGAGGTTATTGAGTGGTATAATCAAGAAACGATTAGTGTTATGATGAAAGAGATAAAACATGAATATACAGATGAAGCTAAGACAGGCGAAATTGTTAAGTATAGAACGTTGAGTGATGTTGCTTTTTTGAAGCGTACTTTTAGATTTTGTCCAGAGATGCATAGACATGTTGCCCCTCTTAGTAAAGATGTAATTTATGAAATGTTGAATTGGACTCGTAACACTATCGATCCAAGAGAGATTTTGATGCAAAATATAGAAACTGCTTTTAGAGAGATTGTTTATCACGGTAGGGAAGAATATAATTTGTTGAGAGGGAGGATCATGAAAATTCAAGATTCATTGCCAAGTATTCCACAAATCTTGACATATGAACAATATTTACATGATGCTACTTTCTTAGCAGATGATATTCTTAGTTTTTAGATTTTATTTTTAAGTTTAATTTAGTTTTAGTTTAAGTTAGAATGTGATCTTGCTCTTTTATAACAATTTCTGAGGTTAATAAGAAAAGAGTATTGCTATTTTAATGATTAGGTTAGTTATTTAACTTTACTGCTTAGGATGCCTAGTGGCAGTCCCACAATATCCAGAGCACCCTCAGTGCGATTAATCAGATTAGGTAGTCGATTAGTTTAAGTTTTTACCTGCTAGTTTTCAAACAAATAATAATACAACAAATTCGTCTCAAGTTGAAAATGAAGATAAGAAAATTGATAATGAACAAGCGCAAATTGTGCATTTCTCTAGTGAAGGTGTTATTCCCTCTACTAGTGCGGTCCCTGATATTGTCAATTTATCAACCGACTATCTTTCAATGACAACTCGAGAAGAACGTATTCATACGATTAAAGATTTTTTGTCCCGTCCTATAATTATTACAACTGGTTTATGGTCTTCGAGTGTAACAGCTGAATCTCAGTTGTTTACTGCAAATTTTCCCGAAATTTTAATTTCTAATGCTATGTATCAAGATAAGTTAAAAGGTTTTGTAGGTTTAAGAGCTACTTTAGTTATTAAGGTTCAAGTTAATTCACAACCATTTCAACAAGGTAGATTAATGTTACAATATTATCCATATGCTCAATATATGCCTAATAGAGTAAGTTTAGTTAATGCTACTTTACAAGGTAGATCTGGTTGTCCAAGAACTGATTTAGATTTATCCGTTGGTACAGAGATAGAAATGCGTATTCCTTATGTTTCTCCTCATGCTTATTATAATTTAATCACGGGTCAAGGTTCATTTGGTGCTATTTACTTGGTTGTTTATTCTCAATTACGAGATCAAATAACCGGTACAGGATCTGTTGAATATACAGTTTGGGCTCATTTAGAGGATGTTGATATTCAATATCCTACGGGTGCCAACATATTCACAGGTAGTTCTCCAAATAGATTATCTCTGGCTCAAAATTTGATGAATTCTAGAGTTTCAGAACGTGATTTTTATAATGCTTATTCAAGTAAGTCTTATAGAAGGGAGCCTGATAAGATTTTTGCACAGATGATGGGTGAACTTCAGAAAATGAAACAATCTGGTACCATTTCTAATGGTATTGGACAAATTTCTGAAGGTTTATCTACTATGTCAAAAATTCCTGTTTTGGGCAATCTTTTTACAAGACCTGCTTGGATTTCTTCCGCTGCTTCAAATATTTTTAAGATGTTAGGTTTTTCTAAACCAACTATTCAAAATTCAATTTGTGCAACAAAATTGAGAGGACAGGCACGTATGGCTAATTTTAATGGCGATGATACATCCCATAAAATGGCTCTGTCTGCAGATAATGAAATTGAAACCAAACCTGGTTTAGCTGGAACATCAGCTGATGAAATGGATTTATCTCATGTTTTGTCTATTCCTAATTATTGGGATAGATTTACATGGAACACCTCTCAAGCTACTGGTACTTCGCTTTGGACAAATTTTGTGACCCCTTTTAAAGTAAAGCCTTATTCAGATACAATTTTAGATCGTTTTCGTTGTACACATATGGGATACATAGCTAATAGTCATTGTTATTGGCGTGGTTCCATAGTGTATACTTTCAAATTTGTTAAAACTCAATTTCATTCTGGTAGATTACGTATTAGTTTTATTCCTTTTTATTATAACAGTACAATTAGTAGTGGTACTCCAGATGTATCTAGAACGCAAAAAATTATAGTAGATTTAAGAACTTCTACGGAAGTATCGTTTACAGTTCCTTATGTGTCTTCTCGACCCTGGATGTTTAGTATTCGACCTGAATCTGCTTGGTTAGGTACAAATGGAGAATTAATGCGAAATTGTGTTACTGGTATTGTTAGTGTTGAAGTTTTGAATCAATTGGTGGCTGCGAATAATGTTTATCAATCTATTGATACTATTGTTGAAGTTAATGGTGGACCGGATTTGACTTTTGCTGGACCTTCAGCTCCTTCTTATATTCCTTATAGTGGTAATTTTACTACTCTCGATGAAAAGAAAAGGAAATTAGAGAAGAAAGCTGAATATTCAAATGAAGTTATTAGAGCTCAAATTATGGGTGAGAATGTTGCTATACCACGGAATGATGCTCAGCATGGAGTTCATCCTCGTCCTATAGACTCTCATCCTATTGACTCTAATTGGTCACCAGAAGCTATGTGTATTGGTGAGAAGATTATGTCTTTGCGTCAGTTGATTAAAAGATTTGGTTTCACAGCTTCTCGTAATTTGACAGATTATACTGCGAATAATTCTCTTATTTTAGCTCCATTTTCTGTACGTACTCCAACCGCTAGTACTTCTTCAGTTCGTTCGATAGGTGTGTGGGAATATTACTACTTTTTATACGCTTTTTATCGTGGGTCTATGAGATTTAAAATGGATTGTACTCAACAACTTAAACCTGATGGTCAAAACTCAAATTTTCTTTCCAATTGGAGGGTTAATTTGATTAATACCGTTCAAGATACGTTCAATTTCCTTTTACCTCAACTTACCTCCGGTACAGGTGTATTTCAAGTAGCTAATGTTACAAGTCCGAGTGTGACTGATATGGGTGCTTCTTGTCAAGTCGTATCAAATTCCATCGAAGGTATGACTGAATTTGAAGTTCCATATTATTCACCATCGCACATTTCTCCTGCCACCACGTTTGATCCAACTCAAACTCCAATAACAGTGGATGCTGTTCTTAAAGGACATATTCCTCCTGAAATTGTTTTAATGAAACCTTCCAATCCCACTTATAATGCAAACTCTCAAGCTAGTCTCAGTGTTAATTTATATCAAGCTCCAGGAGATGATTTCTCTTTGATGTATTTGGTTGGTGTTCCTCCTCTCGTGAATGTTTCACGAATCGGTCCTGATTAAAATTTATTTTTTTAGTTTTAAGTTTTAAATATTTAAATAATCCTATTAGAAAGTATGGTTTATATTTATTTAAGTAGTTTAGGTTCCTTCAGTTACTTTCTACCCTGTTACCAACGGGTATTTTATTTTTTCCTTGTCCCTTATGGACTTTTTCAAAATTTTAGTTTTAAATTTTAGTTTTGTGTCAGAGTCCTTAGGGGCTAACAGGTTTTTCACACTTTTCCTGCTAACTGACAAGAAGTGTAAATTCGGTTAAATAAAATAGTTG